CCATTTCTGAATTAATTTTTGAATCTGAGCTGCGTGTTGTTCTGTTGTTCTTTCAGCGTCTAAGTATTCGTCTACTAAGTAGTATTTCTTTTCTTCCCAATCATATGCGATTACACAAAAAGCTGTTGGATCTTTATAACCCACATCAAGCCCCGCGAATACGTCCATTTTAGAAGTATCAAAATCACTTAAGTCTGCTATACATTGTTCATGATTAAATGCCCATATTTGACCTTCATAAACATTAAAGTCTGCCATATATTCTTGTGCAAACTCAGCCTCGGACATTGTTTTCTTTGCTTCCTTAATATCATCTTCTGAAACACGAGGATTCTCATGATAAGTAGCTTTTATAGCACACCATTCTGGAAACTCGTCTGAGTATCCTCTATAGTAAAACTCTGCAAAGTAATTATTTCTGCCCCTTGGAGTAGATATAAAGATTGCTTTAGAACTATCCTTATCTAGAGTAGGACGTAGTGCAACATTGAAAGCATCTCTTCCATCTGTTAGTGCAGCTTCGTCGAATATGATAAGATCATAACTTCTACCAACTACTGAGTCTACTTGATTGATAGAACCCATTCTTATAGTAGAATTATTACTGAGTTCTATAACTTTGTCTTTTGCGTTATCACGAATTACTTCTAAGTCAAAGTGTTTTATCAAACTTCTCTGCAAATCAAATGAGATTTGTGATAAAGAATAGTTAGGGGACATTAGCAGTACGTGACTGTCTGGAACTAGACAAACAAGTTGTCCAATTATATTTGATATATAAGTTTTGCCCTGCCTACGGGAAACCGCAGCAGTGACAAATCTATATTTTGGGTTATTAATCGCATTGATAATTGCGGTTTGTGATGAATTAGGTTCTATACCTAATAAGTCCATATATCCTTCAATTGGAAGTTTGATAAAACGGGAGTTTGGGTCTAAATCCATTAGAAAATCGGACTCTATATCTGCTCTGCTTATGTCGATCAATGTAAAGTCTCTTGTTCAAATGGGTTATCGGGATCATTGGCTACGAGAACTCCTTTCTCTTCAGCCATCTTGTACAAGTAGAGGTATGCGCTACAGATTTTTGCATACTGTAGCTCTATTGGAGAAACATGTTTACCTTTCACTTCTTTCTCAGTAATTCTCATTAAACTGTCTTCGGTGTGTACTTGAAGTTCATCAAGCCACGCTTTTCTAGTATCAATTGTTGGTATAGTCATCGTCTTCTTTTTAATCCTCTAGTGAATTTTTGTGATTTTGGTGGCATTTTCTTTGAACCACCTTTACCAGCCCAGAATACTTTATCAGCCCACCAAGCCGCTGACGACTTGCCTTTTGCTATATTTTTTCTGTGTCTGGCTTTAAAACTTTTTCGGGCTTCTGGGCTGTAGTTATGTCCCATACCCTGGGCACCAAATCGTATAATCTTTAACTTTCCACCAACTCTAGTTGCCACGACAGCTTTCTTAGTCTTGTGTCGAGGTGTTCGTTTTGGTTTGTTTAGTCTAGTAAGACCTACTCTTTTTAGTCTTGCTCTTTCCGCTTTTGTTAGTGCCATGTTTATCTTTTTTCTTACGCGCTTCGGCTATGCCGCTCCAGATAAATAATTTTGCGTAAGCTTTGCCTAATGCTCTAGTAATAGGCTACCTTCTTCTGGGTAATATTCTTCCTGCGCCTCTTTTTCCAAATTTTGGTGTTTTTGGGCTGAGAGTTTTGCCGTATCTGGGTCCGACACCTTTAGGTGCAGATGAATATCTAAATGACTCTAAGCTGTTTGGATTTTTACTGTTTACAGTAGTTCCTGCAGCTGAGTTCATATCTCTTGTAACTCCTCTTTTGAGTTTGTGTTTACGAATCTTTTGTGTGTTATGAACACCAGTAGGTCCGCTTAAAAATCCGCCTTGTCTAGCCATGATTTTCTCCTATTTGCTTGCACTTTTATTAGTGCTATTTAAATAATTTTTTAAACTTGTTTGATTATGTACTGTGCTTGGTAATTTTAATAACTTTCTTACTTTTCTATTTTCTTCTATTTTTTTAGTTGTGCTTTCCTTTAACTTACCTAAAAGTTTTTCAATTATACGTAGTTCCTTAATAAAGGTTTCTCTATCCATAATCTCCCTTATAGAGGAGTCTTACCTTTTCTTTCTTCTGGTAGTTTTCCTCTTCCTTTTTACAAAAGTAGAAACCATAGTTGGTTTCCCTCCTGGATTTCCCGCTTTTCTTTTTCTAGAAACTGCTGAACGAATCTGAGCAGGGGTCATTCTTCTAGCTTTACTTGCAGGTACGCATTTTGGATAAGCTCTATTGCTTTTTCTAGCGGATTTACGGCCGCAAGGCATATAGCCTCCGCCTTTCTTTCTACGAGAGATGTCTACCCATCCCTCTTTAAACCATTTTGTTAGTCCGCCTTTTGGTTTAGCCATGATCATCGTCCAATCCGTTAACTAAAGAGTTAGCGGCTTGCACTACTTCATGTTCTGATACGGCTAATTTATTAGTCCACCATGTGGGTAAACCATCTGCTTCAATATCAATGTTATCAAGTATCATTTGGCAATGTGACATAATAGTTTTGCAACTATGAACGGCACTATGACCATCAGTATGCCCACCTTTTTCTATAGTAAATTTACCATTTGCTAATAATTTTGCTTTCATTTTGATTTATTTTCTGCTTCAATCATTTTATCTTTGATATCTACAGACCCGTCCCAGTTTTTGTCTTTTCCTGAGATAATGTTCCAAAGTTGAACAAATTTAATTTTAATATAATCTATCATTTTTTCCTCTTTCTGCCAGTTCCCATACGGTATCTTCCACCCCTGGCTTTATATGTTTTTACTAACCACCCGTTTGCATAGGCCGATGGATACACCTTAAACTTTCTTTTAGCTTCAGCTTTAACCCTAGCATAAAGTATAGGATTAGTAGGTACTGGCCGTTTTTTGGCTGCTTTTCTTTTTCTTGCCATGTCTTAACTCCATTAGCTGTGCTCTGTCCTGTTGTATAATTATAGGGTAAGGGGCTTGATTACCTCCGCCTTTAGTATATGTAGGGTGAGACCATAAATATTCACATTTCTCTTGGCTATCATTTCTATGTGCCACTATGTCATCAATCTCATCTAGAGTAAGGTCATCTACTACATAAACTATTGCGTCCCAGTCTTCGATATTCCAGTTCATTTCTGTTAGTTTGAGGATATCTATATCAAGGGGAACAATCTTGATTCTTCCTTTAAGATAACTCTCGTAACTCCACGGACAGACGTGTCGAATACTGTGAAAATACTGTAACCAGTTATATTTAACCTCTACTTCTTTTCTTTTTTCCACCTTTTTTCTTTTTCTTCATACCTTTGCTCTTTTGTTTTTTCAAAATAGCTTGCTGTAAAGCTTTAGGTAATTTTTTCTGTTTAGCTGTTAAGGCCATATTCAACTCCATTTCCCATCGGGACATTCTGCCCATCTTATTTTAGTCTTGAGGGGCATAAAACACCCACATTCTTTGCAAGTTTTCCAAAACTTGTTGAATTTAGGGCATTTTTTACAAACTTCGTAACGCTCTTGATGAGTTTGTTTTTTCTTCATCTAAGAGATTTTGGTAATTTTTGTCTGGTTCTTCTTTGTAAGTTCTTTTTTCTAGCTTTTAATATTGCTAATCTAGGATTTATGATTTCGTTATCCACAGTTGCTTTGTCTTCTACTGCGGAAGCCTCTTCTAGTGCTTTTTGTATATCTTTTTTATTCATTAGACATTCTCTCTAATGCTTTTATAGCAAGTTCTTCACTAATAAATCCGTGGGACTGTCCATTAAACTCGAACTTCCATATCGGTTGTTTATTACTTTCATCTTTAACTATTTCTGGATTGCCTACTTTTTTAATTTTAGGGGCCTTTTGTATATCTTTTTTGCTGTATTCCATTTCCATTTGTTTCTCCTAACTGTGCATAAACAATATAGTAACTAATATTCCTGCTCCGCCAACTATTATTGATCCTGCAGAAGCTATTAGTATTGACTCTATTCTTTTTACGTTATTATCTATATCATCGAAGCGATTAAACGCAGTCTTCCACCGTTCTGCACAAACGGCTTCGTGTTTTGCTAAATCTGCTGCTACTTGTTCTGCGTCCACTAAGTTCTCCCTACACTTCTATGTTGAATATATACTCAACTATTTCTAAATTATACCAAAAATAATACCTGAAGTCAAGTACTATTTTTGTATGGTATATATTTTTACTGGTTCGGACTTTCCTTTGACCGTAACTTCGTCAAGGAACTTGTAGTCATATCCGTCTACTAAACTGTACTCAGATATGATTAAGTCCGTGTCATAAGTCTTACAACTAGATTCTAGTCTAGCAGCAAGATTGACAGAATCCCCAAGGACACTATAATCGAAGCGTTGAGAAGAGCCAAAGTTACCAACGACACAGAGTCCTGTGTTGATTCCCGCTCCTGTATTAATTTGATCCAAGCCTTCTTTTGCGAGGGTGTCATTTAATTCTCCTAATGCTACTCTCATTTCGAGAACAGCCTTGGTCGCATTTTCAACTTGCTGGTCATCATCAAGTGGTGCGCCCCAAAATGCCATTATACAATCGCCCATATATTTATCAATTGTACCACCATGTTTTAGTATGATTTGTGTTTGATTGTCAAGAAATCTATTAATAAGTGCGGTGAGCCCTTGAGGATTTTTCTGATATTTTTCTGAAATTGGTGTAAATCCTCTAATATCAGAAAAAAGAAAAGTCATACGTTTGGTCTCCCCACCCAATCTCAGTAATGTTGGGTCTTTTTGTAATTTTTTTACCAAGGCGGGACTTACGTACGTCCCAAATTGTTGTTTGATTCGAAGTTTTTGACGATACTCGGAAAGGAAACTCAGGAATGTATGGTATCCCCAAAATAAAACCGAGAATATTACGATTCCGCTAACGTCAAACAAATAAGAAGATTGATATAAATACCAGGTTCCATATATT